TTAAGACAAGGATAGGTTCTAAGAGTATATGCTGCATTTTCAGACAACTGAGCATAAATATCTGTATAACTAAATGGTGTCCCAATAACTCTTAGTGAAGCAGAATGATGTAGTGTAGGAATCATATCACCGTAAAACCAATCAGTGACTTTCTGAATTCCTGACATACTAAATTCTTTCAAAGGGTCGTCAATAATAATCTCTTGAGGGTGAAGTCCACGAATCTGTGAACCAACAGAACGCTCTAAGATTTGATTGCCATTTGTTAGAGTAATGTTTCCAATAGCCCAACCTCTTGCAGGTTTGTATTTCTTTAGCATTGGGTGATTGAACATTTTGTCTATGTCCCTCATGTGAACCATAGTCTGTTTTTGGTTAGAAGAAATGTATAGCATTTGATATGGAGGAGGTTGAAAAATCAAATTCCAAACAACCCAACTATGCATGAATACAGATTTACCATGACCTCTTGAACAAATAATTACACTTCTTTGTGTAGTGTTCATTAGTTCTAGCCATTCTTCTTGGTGTTTAGCAAACTCCCAACCTAAAACATTTTCAAAAAAATATGGAAAAGAAGTTCTGGATAATTCCATATCCATTTGATGTTCAAAATTGAAAGTATCTAAATCCATTACTGTTCACCTTTAATTTTTTTATAGTAACTACTTTCTTCTTCAACAGTAAGGGGTCTTCCTTCTTCTCTTTTAATATCTTCAAGAGTGGGTTGTTTTTTACCTTGATTTCTATACATTTCAAAATAATTGTCAATTATTGTTCTTTGACTTCTTCTATCAACAATATCCTTTCTTTCAGACTGTTTCTTTTCCCGCTTTATTCTTCTTCTTTCTGAAAGTCGTTTTTTTCTATGTGCTAAGGCTTCATTTAGTCTATTCTGTCTGTCACGCACATAACCATACTCTCTTCGTAAATATTTGATTTTAGTTAGTATTTCTTCGTCAGTTAGCCTTTCATTGGGAGTGCGCAATAGTTCTTCAATACTACGAGTTTTTCTTTTAAGAATACTTTGCCACTTCTTTAAAGATAATTTCATATCAATTTGGTGTTCAAAGTTGAACGCATCTAAGTCCATTGTTCACCCTCACTGTTCACGCAAGGAAAACAAAATTCTTTTAATTTTATCTGTTATGTTTTTATTATTTAACATATATTCTTCTATCAAATCTTCAAAATTATCCGCATCCATTAGTTTATTATCATTATACAATCTTATCTGCTCATCTACTTCAACTAATATGTCTCTCTGTTTTCCTAATATGTCTATTATTTGCTGTGCCGTTTTAGATTTTAACATAACATTCACCTGTAATATATTTTAACCCCTACCTTTTTTCTATCGCCTTCTACTGCTTTTTAAAATTCTCTGCCATTTTTTAATGGTATATCTATGAACCATTCTTTTTGCATCAACGGGTTCTATCCCATCATCTCTAAGTTTTTTATAATCGTGCCAGAGAGGAGGAACACCATAGACCCCTGCCATTTGAATAAATACTTTGCGCTTGTAATTATACAAGTAATATGCTTGCTCTAGAGACTTAAAAGGCATTTTAACTCCCCTTTCGCCATTTTTTATTTTTCTTTTCTTTGGTTTTACTTGGACTCCACTTCACTTTATCAGCCCAGTAAGCCGCAGACATTTTTCCACGCTTAATGTTTTTAGCATGGCGAGATTTGAAAGCCTTTCTTTGTCCAGCAGTTTGATTTGTCTTGACTCCTTTTTGTCCAAACTTAATGTATTTTGCTTTCTTACCTTCAAAGGCCATTACATGATGGGATTTATCTGAACCATCTTTCAGTCGTTGAGGTTTATTTAAGCCCCGAAGTCCTTTCTTTTTGGCTCTCTCTAATGCTTTTGACCTTGTACTCTTGGGTTTCTTTTTCAAAATATCTTCCCAAGTCATTTCTTCTCACCTGTAATTAATATCCTCGATAGTTTCTTCCTGTGAAAATCTCTATACTTTCTTTAGTAATTAATTTAGAAAGTTTGTCAAGTATTTCAAATATGATATTTTCAGAATCTTTATCCACTTTGTTCGTATTATAGACTTCTTTGAAGAAGTTAGCCGCTTCTTCATCAGACGCATTAGGATTCATTTTAGAATAGATTTCAATAAGGCTAAAATCCGAATCATCATATGGAGAATCTAGATACATTCTCAATTTACCCAAAAACCCCGTTTCTAGATTATCGTAATTTTCTGCAAACCATTCTTCAACTTGGTTTTTATCTCTAAAAGGTGCGCCAACTAATCTAGTAACTAATTCTTTTTTATCAACCATACGCAAAAAATTAGCAACCAATATTCTTAAATTGTCTGCCTTTAATATCTCTTGCCAAGCCATTTCTCCTCACCTGCTTCCAAAATTAGTGGAGAAATCTTCAAATTCCATTATATGACTTCTAAGGGATTTTAAATCTTCAATTAGTTCTTTTTTTAACTCATTAAGGTCATATTCCTTACCAAAGTAGTTTTTTATTCGTTCTTCTGCTTTTTTAGAAAAACCCGCTTTATAGGGTAATTCCTTAAATAATTTATCAAAATAATCCACACGGCTTGGGTTCATATCATATTCTTCTACTTCTTTTTCTAATCGAAAAATACCAAAATCGGGCGCATTTTTTTTCCTTATCTCATCTTTCCAACTCATTTCTTCTCACCTGTAATCAAATCTTTCTTCTCTTTCTTTTCTGCTTTATCTAATTCCTTAGATTTAGCATCAAACCAAGTATCTAATAAATTACACCTTGTCATTGTCCTTCCCTCTTCATTTGATTTTTCTTAGATTTTTTATCATCTTTTATGGGTCCACCTTTCGCCCATGTATAACAAGTTCTATCTTCGTGGCATTTAAAATCGTGCATCCAACAATATCCTAATCCACCTTTTACATCTTCAATAGGCATACAGTCTTTCATTCTTGGCGAAATATCAAAAGCAATACAATTAGAACATTTTGATTTTTTTGCCACTTCTACAGTAGTATTCCAGTGTTCAGCAACATCTTCCCAATACTTTTCATCTTCTAAATTAAGTGGACCATATCTAATATCTTCATCTTTAATGGCGGCATTTCTATTTTTAGTATTAAGTTTTAGATTTTTAGTTGCCGCAGGGCAAGTTAACTGTTTAACAATTACTTGCCAATCGTTAAGCAGTAAAACCCCTCCCCTTACTTTTTGGTTTGTGAGTATAAATATCTCCATCTTCGTGAATAAAGATTTTACCTTCTTTTACCATGCGCTTAAGAGTTTCTTTTACATTAGGAATATCTTTTAAATTCTTCATTCCTAAAGCACCGCCTTCTTTTTCTATTTCTCTAAGAATCATAGTTTCTGGATTAGATTTTTTCTCATCTCTTAACATAGCAAAATCTTCCCCAGTAATTTTACCATCTTTATTAGCATCAATCTTTTTCTGATTACCGACTAATTTTTTTTCTGTATCTAATTTTTCATGTGTTCCACAATGGGCTTTTAGGGTTTCTTTCCAACTCATTTCATCCTCTCCGTTTTTCTTTTACTGGCTTCCTTTCTTGACAGTGCTACTTTATATGCAGTATTTAATCTCTTCTTTGTTTTCGGGTCTTTTGCATTTTTAAGTGCGGCTCGTAATCTTTGCTCAACTAAATTAATTATTTGAGATTGTCTTTTATGAGACTTAGATTTAAATTTTGAACTACTAAAAGTATTTCTTACATCTTGAGCAGTTCTAAATTTTACGGGAACAGTATCCTTTGGGTTTTCATCTGTGTATAATCTTCTAGCAGAACCCTTTGGTTTTTTACCTGTGCCTTTTTTTGGGTCGGCCTTTTTCATTTCTTTACTACGACAATGGGCTTTACAAGTAAATCCCTTAGTTTTATTCTTCCCACTACAAACGCAGTAAGACATATCTTTCTTTAGGATTTCTTTCCACTTCAAGGAGAACCCTTCCTTCTTTTATAGGTTTTACAAGCGGCACAAGTTGGCCTACATCTTTGCTTAGTTCCTTTAGAAGCATCTTTTCTTCCGCAAGGTTTTGTTCCTTTTTTATCATCTTCACAAGATTGACAAGAAACCCAACCTTTCTGTCCTCCCCCACCTCTTCTTGAGAACCAACCATGAAGACCTTCTTTCTTTTCTCTTGCGAAATTATCTCCACCTTTTATTGTATCTTCCCAAGATTTCTTAGTAGATTCTCCCCAATTAGCCGCACCAACTTTACGACACTGAACTAATGCACCACTAGCGTATGCCGAAGGCCATTTTTTGTAGCGGGATTTAACTTTATAGTAACAGGCATCTTTCTTTGTTTTTTTCTTTTTCAAAACTTCTTGCCAGTTAGGAGGA